ACTTCGCCGGGTGTCGCCGACGTTTTGTCGCGGGTTGTTTCGCGTTGTCGATTACTGTCCGCGACGACCCGCGCGGTTTGCTTTGCAACGATCCGGGACAGGGACCGTTTTATATCGTGGATCATTGGTTTCTTTTGAGTCGAAAACCCGTCGTTAACCGCTAATTCGTCCAATACTGGTTCCCACAGTTCCGCGGCGAATGTTTCAGCGAAGGCGCATAAAACCCGCGCGCCGTATTCGGGCATATTTCCAAATCGGGATTCGTATTCAGCCCGAAAGATTTTCCCGGACGGGCGCGACGGGGGGACCGTGTCGTTTTTCATTTCGTAACCCCCGACGCGTAACTGTTCCATTCGGCGTCCGAAATCCCGTCGCGCGACGATCCCCAATCATACCCGTCCGGGTCGTCGGACCAACGTCGCGCGCGGTCGATCGTCCCGGTTAGGAATTCGCTTCGAAACATATTTCCCGGTTCCAAGTGCGACAGGACCGCCGACGGGTCTTCGGCGCGGTCGTACTTCGCGAATTCGTAACGGACGACGGCGTCCAACATTTCGCGACCGACCCCCGGTTCGCGTAACGCCCGGTCGATCGGGACCGCAGCGAAGTGTCCGACCAGTTCCGCAAGGTCGCGGGACCGGCGAAGGTCGTTTATTACTGCAACGACCCCGTCCCGGTCGAGAGTGCCGGGAGTAAACGACGCGAAGTCGATAGTTGGCGGCGGTGACGCCTTCCCCCCCCCCTGTCTGTTCTGTCTGTCTGTCTGTTCTGTCTGTCTGTCGTCGGGAAGGGTAGCGGGAACAGTAGCGGGAACAGTAGCGGGAAGGGTAGCGGGAAGAGTAGCGGGAAGAGTAGCGGGAAGGGTAGCGGGGGGTTCCGCATGGTTACCCGTGCGATCCCCCCCGGTTGTCCGGGGGATTCCCCGCGGTTGTCCGGGGGATTCAAATAACCAACCGTAGCGGGGGGACGTTAGGACTTCGACCATTCGACGAAAATCCGACGCCGGAAACCCGGTGAAATCTTCGAAGTCGTCCGCCGTCCAGGGTTCGCCCGACGCGGTCCCGTCGTCCGACAGATACCCGTCTAATCGTTGGTCCGGGCGGCGAGCCGAATTGACATTACAAAGCGCGACAAATAGTCCGTAGATCATGGCGCCGTCGGGCAACCGCGACAGGCGTCGGAGGCCGCGCCCGAATCGGTTCGGGTGCGCGCATTTCGCCGGGGACACAAGTCGCCGGGATTCGTTCCATTCGAAATTTTCGTTCCAACCGTTGATTTGAAACATTGATTTTTTCCTGTGGTGTTGTTGTTGTGGGGTATTACTTGGGCGATCCGCGGGTCCGTCCGCGGGGGGTTGGGGTTTAGGTCGGGTCCAGTTGCGAAACGATCGTCCGCAGTTCGTCGATTGATCGGCACAAAAAGCGCCGCGAATGCTGTTCTATTAGTTGTTTTTGATGCAAGGCGACGCGGGTCGACGGACCTTTTAGTTCGACTTCGATCCATTCGCCGCAATTGTCCAAAATAAGCAAATCCAAAACCAACGGATTCCGCGGCGCGTTGTTTAGGTGTATTTGCCAACCGCGCGGCGGCGGACCCGACGCGATATTCGTCGCGGTCCGTCGCCAGTACCCGACAAATTCCAACCATTTTTCCGCGTCGCCTTGCAGGATACTTTCCCGACGCGCGCCGGTCGCGATCGGTTCGGCGGTCCGACTGTCCCGCCGGTCGACGCTGGCGATTTGATCCATTACAGCGCCCCGATAGCGTCGGGGGATTTCGTCGATTTTCATTTCAACCCGACCCCGCGGCGTTGGGCGTCGATTATGATCGTCGCCACAAGTTCCGGGTAAAAGTCGATTCCGGTCCGCGCGCAAACGTCCAGGGCGATCCGGACGGCTGCGACGAAATGGTCCGACAATTCCCCGGTCGCGGACGCCGCGGGAACCGGAACCGCCGCCGACGCGGGGGGCGGGGGGATGCTAACGTACTCTACCCCTAAGCTATCCGGCGGGGCGGATAACTGCGGCGGCGGAAACAAGTCGTCCGGGATCGGCGGGGGCGGGATCGGCGCGGCGGGGAAGTCGGTCGGGTTGGGGGGGGCCGCGGGGTCGAACGATTGGAACGCGGTCGGGATCGGTGACGGAACAACGGGCGGCGGCGGGGTCGCGACTGCGGCGTTGGGCGGCGGCGGGGTCGCGACTGCGGCGTTGGGCGGCGTCGCCCCTATTGCCGGGACGACGGTCGCGCGTCCGGTAACGTATATTTGCGCCTCATTACGGAAGGTCTTTTTTACGACCCCAGGTCCGCAGAATTCGACCGGCGTCGGCGACGGGGGGAGGGGAATACAATTATTCATTCGCAACCGGACCGCCGAACCGTTGTCCGTATATTTCCCGTTTTGATAGGTATACGCCCCCCCCGTACTTTCTGCGGTTTCTTGCGCCCAGCATTCCGCGACCCCGGAAACCCGGTCGATTTCGGTTTCGTCCGGCAAAAGCAAAACGTCCGCGATTGTCATTTAATCCGCCCCCCTTCAATTGTGATATCCGCCCCCGGACCGACGATTTCGATCCAAACTTGGAAGTCGTTATTTATTGCAATATCCCGCAAAATTTGCAAACTGTCTTCGTCCATCAGTGACCCGTCGCGGATTAACAGTACGCGAAGGGCCGGGTCGACCGCGATCGACAATAGCGCGCCGACGCGAATCTGTTCGGCGGACGAACAGTCGCGGAGGGGCGACCCCCGAAAATATATTCCGTCGTCGACTATCGATAATCCGGGGACGACGTCGTCGACCGCCGATAATAGCGCGACGCGATCCGATCGCAAATCATCGACCGATTGATTCAGCGCGTCCGACGTCGACGAAACCCGTTCGATTTCGTCGTCCGCGATCGACAACGCCGTCCGCCATTGCTTCCAAACCCCCCGCGATTCCGCAACGATCAACGCGTCCGAATATTCCGCGACGGTGATCCGGGGGACCGGGTCCAGTTGTTGCGATTTCGATCGTTCGCGAATCCGGTCCGCCGCCCGTTCGATTTCGTCGGCGATCGCCGCGATTCGCGTTTCGAGCGTCACGCGTTCGGATTGTAAGTGTTCGATACCGTAACGATCGCGGTCGTTTTCCGCATCCGCCGCGGCGTATTCGTCCCGGTCGGATTGTCGACGCAATAGGTCCGGCAACGGGTCGTCGCGTTTTAAGTCGGCGCGGGATACGGACGAAAACGCGTCGCGCGTTGCAGTTAATACGCGGACCCGGTCCCGGACGGTTCGGCGGTCTTCGACGGCGACGGCCAACGCGTCGTCGATCGCGACGATCGATTCCCCAGGCGCGAAGGCGTCGACTAATTGGGATAACTGTTTTGGTCCGAAGGCCCGGATAAAATCGTGCGGGTCGACGATGCCGATCCCGCCGGACAAGTCGTTTAGGAACGTTTGCGGGGAATCAATATTCCCGGTCGCGTTGGGGTTGTCCGAATCGGGATCAAAAATCGCCTTGACGGTAACCGTCGATTTGATTTCGGCGGTTTCGTCGGACCGATACCATTTCCGACAAACCAAATATTTCCGTCGGCGATTCCCGTCGCGTCCGTCTAATTCTATCGACACTTCGGCGAATACCGCGCCGCGGCGTATTACTTCCGCAGCGTCGACCCTACGTCCGGCGATCGGGTAAAGGATAGCGTCCAGGACGGACGACTTCCCGGCGGCATTTCGACCGCCGATTCGGATAACGTCGCCGATCGCGACCGGATCGATTTCGACGTCGGTGATCCCCTTTATATTTCGGATTTTAACCCGTCCGATTTTATATCGAAACTCAGCCATTCGACCCCCCGCCGGTTCCGTCCGACCGAATCAGTTCGATATCGGTCCGGGAATATTTCGTCGACAACCGGCGCGGACGTATTTTTCCGCCGCGAATCCAGTTCCGCAAGGTCGCCGACGATACGCCCAAAATCCGCGCCGCAGCGTTGCCGTCGATCCATTCGCCCAGGTCGACCCGTTCGTTCCGTTTCGTTTCGCTCATTTAGCTTTTCGTCCGTTTGGATTCGGAATTTAGCGCGGCGGTGGACGGATACAACCCGCCGCGGATCGGGTCCGGGGTAAATTTGGATAGAATAGCCCCTATCGGGTCGACTTGGGGGCGGGACGCGCAACGGTTCGGCGGCGGGGGTTTTAGGCGAAAACCCCCCTTGCCGGCGAAATCCCCAGGATACCCGCCGGGGGTCTATTCGTCGATTAGTGCGACGTATTGGTCCGCGGCATGATCCAGCCGACCGTCGAAACAGGATTTTAACCATGTAACCGGCAACGCCGAATAACCGAAGCGCGGGACGTAACAAATAGGGTCCAGGCGTCGACAGTATATCCGGCGTTGGACGATCGGGAGTCGGGCGCGCAATAGATCGACGAACGCGCGGTCCCCGACGCGGGGCGCGGCGATAGCGCAAAGGGCGACCGGGGTCGCGGGGGAAATTATCGTCGACGTGATAATCGCGACCGCAGCGCCCAGCGAATGGCCGACGATCGCCCCGTCCGGGTTGTCCCGCGCCCAATCCCGGACCGTCGGAAGGATAGCGTCCGCCGCGCGGAAAAATCCCGAATGTATCCGGACCGGCGTCCCGTCGATTTCGATCCGGGTCCGCGACCGATGCAAATTAAAAAACCAATCCCGGACGCCGTTCGTTCCGCAGATCGCGAAAACCGGTCCGTCGTCGGTTTCGGTCGTTGTGAATTCTACGCCTTCGACTTCGACCCGATTTTCGTCGCGATAACATTCCGCCGCGCATTCCGCCAACCGTCGCCAATGTTTCACAATGAAACCCCGCGGATTATTGCTATTGTCGCAGCGATCGCGGCAACGATCGAAACGACCGTTTGCCAATTCGCGACCGTTGCCTTTTTCGAAATCGACAGTTCGTCGACGACCTTTGTTGTTTCGTTTGCGCGTCGGTTAAGCGCGTCGACGTCGGTCCGGTACTTCCGGACCGCGCGTTCCAGGTTCGCGACTTGTACTATTAACCCCGGACGTTCCGGGTTTAGTCCGCGGTCGGGTCCAACCAGGGCGGTCATAATCTTTTCAGTATTATCGGCGATTTCGCGGACGGCGCGGACTAAATCATTGTCGACCATAGTTTCCCCCATAATCCGGACCCCCCGCGAGAAGAAAAACGGACCCCCCGGTTTTCCCCATTGCCCCAGCCACAAAACAACGATAAAAAACCGAAGGGACCGAATCCATTAGGTCGCCCCGTTTGCGTGTTCGTCTAAAACGATTTCCAACGTTAATTCGACCAATTTTGAATTAGGGACGACCATTTTTTTCGGGTGTCCGTTTGAAGAGTAAAAGGTGCAATAATACAAGCCTATTCGGACAAGTCGAAATTTTCGTTTCGATATCAAAACGGTTTGATCCAATTTCAGTTCCGCGCCCCTTTTGAACAGAATTCCCGCGACGAAATTTTGGATCGTTGTCCTAAAAATCAACAACGCCGCGCCGGTTAAAAACAGCGCGCCGGTTACCCCGGTGATCGCCTGTAATAGGTCTTGTGCGGGGGGCGCATTGATGGTTTCCATTTGTTATTGTGTCGCCAGAGCCGCGAACGGTGCGATCGATTTTATAGCTTCGACGAATGGACCTTCCAAAATGTGCGCGTTGATTTGGACCGTCTTGTCCGCGATCGGATTCCCGTCCGCGTCGGTTCCGCCGGGTAGATCGATTGTCATATTCGACGCGAATCCGCGAAACGACATTACCCGGTCCGATCCGTCCGCGACGGGTAGTTCCACTGTCGCGCAGCCGGACCCGAACAGCGCGACGACGATAACGAAGATAATCCTTTTCATATTGTCCCCCCTTTTATACGATTACTATTTCCCAATCGGGATGATTAGTCGCGCCCCAATCCCGAAACGTCGTCTGTTGTTCCGCGGTTAGGTCGTCTTCCAACGGAAGTTCGAACCGTCCGGCGGTCGTCATTCGAGACTTGTTGATTCCGGGCGCGAGCGCGTTTAGTTGTGCTTGGGCCGTGCCGACTTCTTCGACATTAAACCGTCCGTCCCGGTCGTAGATTTTTACATTCATTTTTATATCCACAGTTCCGCGCGATAGAATCGAAATCCCGCCGCCGCAGTCGTTAGGGTTCTAATCCCCATTGTCGGGTCCAAACTAAGGGTCGGAAGGTTAGTCGTGATTGTTGTGTCAGCTTTAAGAATCGTCCCGTCGACTTCGGACAGGCGCATTCGACAGCTTGCCCCGGCGGACGAAAATTCGATTTCCAAATCGTATATCTTCGCCGCGTCGGGCGCAACGCCAGTATCGACTAAAGTTTGCGCCGCGTTGCGCGTTACGAACTGAAAATTAGTGTCGGGGCGCGCGGTCGAAAATGTAATTCCGCAATGGTCGTTCGCGTAGTCGTCACTGTCTATCGTGTTGTTGTACGTTCCATATTTTGTGAGCCCCGCGAAAAACCGAACGTTCGTCAAATCGGACAGTCCAAATCGAACCATATAGAAAAAATTTGCAGTCGGCAAAGTATGGTAATAATAATGAGAAATTCCGAAGGTCGCTTCGTTATTAGTTGACGTCCCCGTGTCGAATGTTTGGAAATATCCGCCCCCGTCAGTTCCCGGAGTCGTCGCGCCCGAAACGGTTTCGTACAAATACGAAATGTAACCGGTCCCCGTGAGAACCGACGACGACGTTCCCGACCCCGACGGATAGATATAATAAGCCGCGCGTTTAACCAACCCAACGCGACGCGCCATTTCCAAATAAGTAGGGGGGACTTGGTCGATCGTCGCAATCAGTGTGTCCATTTCCGACGCGGTGTAATATGTCGGCGTCGACGGGGGCGGGGTTCCCGCCGCGCCGTCGTCAAGTTGGGCGTAAATCGTAACGTCTAATTGGGCGATCGTCTTAGGGTGTCCGTTCGTATCAACATAAGTCCATTCAATAAACCCCGCGACCGATTCTTCCGTCGTCGAAAGTGCCGTCGTCAGGTCGGCGTCATTTAATGCCATTGCCCAGGTAACGAAACCGGTCGCCAGGTCTTCCGTCAGCGCCGCGTCGAAGCCTTGGTTTATTACGTCTTGGAATCCCCATAAATCCGCCCCGACCCCTTCGCGTCGGGAACTCTCGATACTACACCGAAGCGCCGTCGCCGCGTTTAGATTCGAATCGACGGGCGTTTCGGACGATACGTTCCGGACGATATGCGCGTTAATTAAATTAGTGTCGCCGTTTATCATTTCGAGTTCGGACAGGACGTCGCCGGTCGCAGTATTCGAAACGACGCCGGTCGTTTCGTTGATCGTTAAAACGTGCAAATGCATTTTACTTTTCCCCCCGGTTTTGGCCCCTAAGTAGGACCGCGCCGGATTCGTCGGCGACAGTTAAAGATTTCGAATCGTGTCCCGCCCCGAATCCGCCGCGGTTAATTGTTTTTGTGTCCATTATATAACCTTGTCCAGCCCGTCCGTTACGTCCCATTTGTGCAGGACATAAATAACGAACGGTTGTCGGACCTTCCAACCGTTTTCGTTTCCCGAACCGGGGTCCGTACTGGTAAAGGTCGGAAAATCCCCGACGGTTATTGTCGGGACGGTCGCGGTTAGAGTCGGCGTTGATCCGCCCCCCGCGCCAGCGACGGGGATAATCGAAAATTCGTCGTTCCCCCCGTCGTAATCGTTATTTTCGTATGCGCCCGAAGGGGACACAGTTAACGCGGTGTAGACGTTAAACGTCTTTTTCGGCGTCGCGGTCGGCGACCCCCCGACGAAAAGTTTCGTAACGGTCGGCGCGTCCAAACTGTATTCGTCTTCGTCGGATTCCGGACCAAAGTCGAAGCGCCGACGGTGGACCGTATACGTCCCCCCGGATTCGCGGACCGTCGAATCGTCCGTTTCGCCCCCGTCGCCGACCGCATACGCGGACGCGTTCCAAGCCGTAACCGCGGCGGCAAACGTCGCGCCGGTTCCCTGTCGAAATTGCGAATTAACGAATCCGATAGCGTCGCCAAGTGTTACGGTGCAAGTCGTCGCCGCCGCGGCGTCCTGTGCAGTACACCAACCCGCGCCGCCGGGATCGTTACAAGAATCGTGCGCGAAACTGCCCAAGGGGGCACAGGCCGACGCGGTGCCTTCCCATAAAAGATAAGCGCCGGTAAAAGCGTTTAGCCGAACGTCCCATTTATTAGAAAATTCGGCATCCCACGACAATTTAAGACTTGAAGTCCCCGTAGCGCCGGAAGGCTTTTCCGGTGCAATCCATATACAACCCGACGACCATTCCACAATATGCGAACCGTTCCAATGGTCAAACGGCGCGACCAATCCGGAAAGGGCGACGGAAAACCTTGCCGGAATCGGCGGGGCGCAGGCGTTGCAAGCAATCGCCGACGGGGCGGAAACGTCCTTTAATAATTGCGACGTCCAGCGCAGTTTATCCAGTATCCGTTTCTGTTGCGAAATCCATTCGAAATTAAATTCGTCCAATTCGGAATGGTCGATCCGCGATTCGGACAGCGCCGACAGTAACGACGCTTCCGTCCAGTACGGGAAAGGGGGCGCGACGGAATAGTCGACCCCTTCCCACTCGTCCGCGTCCGTCGTGTTCGCATACTCCGGAATGAGGTCGTCGATTAGATCGCGGATTTGTCCGGCGATCGTTTGCGTCGAAAACGCCGCGAAGTCCGTCGCGGTCGCCGATAAAAACGAAGGTTTCGCGATCGTCGATAATTTGTCCTGTCGTCCGTTCGCGATATCGACCCGTTCGTTTAGCGCGATCTGTAATTCCGACAACCAGGGCGACGGATCGTATATTTCGAACGTTCCCGTCCATGTTTCGGTCCATGCCATCCGATCACCCAATCCGCGCGGGGATATGTATGTCCCCGCCGGTCCACGTTTGCCGAAGGTTAGAATTAGCCGAACCGGTCGACGTAACATATCCCAACGTCCAAAAGATTTCGCCGTCGACTTGCGCCGGGGGCGCGGTCCCGGCGACGGTCCATGGGGTCGCGGTTATCGTCGTTCCCGATTTCGTGATTTTATATCCGATCCAATTTTCTCCGGACGCCGAAACCGTTAGATTTTCCGCGGCGGTCTTCGCCAACCGGTCCAACCCGACGGTAACGATATCGTTGAATCCGTAAGTCGATTCCGCGCGGAATTCCCCGAAAACGACCCGCGTCGGGACCGTCGCGGATTGCGTCAAAGTAAACCCGAACCGGACGTCGGACGACCCGCCGGAACCGGTCCGAATCGGACTGTTCGACATTTGCCGTTCCAAATTCCGAATCCGTGAGTCCAGGCGCGCGAGGGATCGGTCCCGACCAAGGCCGATAATGTCGAGGTCGAAAAAATCAGTATTAACGACGACCGACTGTCCGACGATATCATATCGGATATTATTGATAACTGTTCCCGTCGCGATCGTCGCGCCGCCGATCGTCGTTTCGGAAACGACCTTCCCCAAATGGTCCAAAACTATCGCGTCGCGGTACGGGACGGAAATCCGATTCCGTCGGCGTCCGTACCATGCTTGGGCGATATCCGCGGTTCGCGATAAAATATCGGCGTCGGTTCGAATGGTCGCGTTACCCGACTGTTCGACGGCGGTCCCGTCGTCGTCGATATCCGTCATTGTCCCGTCTATAATAATCCATAGTTCCGCGTCCGGGACGTCGATAATTTTCGTCCGGATAATCGACCCCGGTTCGACGTCGATCGCGGTCCGCTGAATCCGAACGTGTTCGTCCGTTTCGACCGCGACCGTAAACGAAGACAATTCGTAATCGTAGGACGCGCCCGATTGCGCGGAATGCGTCTTCCCGTATGTGTGCTGTTTGGGGGTGTCGATAACGACCCCCAGGTCGTCGTCCATCATTCGCAGCGTTCCGGGCGCGCCCCCGGTCCAACCCGAACCGGACCCGCCGCGTTCGATCATAACGAAATTTCCGGTATCGTCGACGACCATTCCGATCGGGCGACGCAGTTCCCCGTCGCGCGGGTTGCCGGGATACGCCGGTTCGGATAACGGCAACGTCCGCATAAATCGCAAATCCGGACGCCATAGTTTTTGTTGAGTCGAATAGTCGGGCGCGCCCGTCGCCGTATTGACTACGGGGAAACACTCTTCCGTATTCGCGAGGCCATCCCACGCCGCCGGGACAACGTACCGGGTAAAGACATGTCCCAGCGCGTCCGATTCCGAATCGGACAACGCTTCGTATAAGGTTTCTTCCGCGGCGGTCCAGCCCTTTTCCAAATTCGCCCAAGCAAAATTAACAGTAAAACAAGAAACCATACGCGCGCCGCGGACGACGATCCGGTCGTAGTGTGAATTTTCGACCTGTTGGATTGTAGGGATTCCCGCCGACGTCGAATCCGCAAGGTTAAGGGTAAGGACCGTCGAATTGCGCGGGACTAATACCGTTGCCGGGTCGCCCGAAACGGTAATGTCGACGTCCGTGATTGTGCGGACTTCGATCGTTTGGTCGTTGCAGTACCAAACGAAACCGTCGCGGGGGGAAATGACCCGACCCAACGCGGCGAAATAAGTAATCCCCGATAAATCCCACTGTCGCGTGATATTCGCCAGGGCGGACGATTGTCCCGCCAGCGCGAACGACGTTCCGAATTCATCATTAGCGACGCGTAGGATATGTTCGGCGACGTCCAGCGCGGTCCATTCGACAGGGGACGACGTCGAAAACGTATATGACCCCCCGGTTTTCCCGGTCGATCGGTTAGGGTATCGCGCGCGGTTCCGCGACCCGGTCCCAGTATTAAACCCGACAACGTGTCCGACTGTCCCGGCGTCGGTGACGCAGGACGCGAAATCGTGTCGTTGAAGATAGAACTCCATTCCATAGCAAGTCCATTCGTTTATCCCGGTGTCGTAATCGTCCGCCGCCGCGCCCGGTACGGAATGCGCCTTTAGTTCCCCGTAGGCTTTTGTTCCCGGTGCGGCGACGTACCCCGTCCAGGTGACAGAATCGCCGACGCCGCCGCCGCCGTCCGTTTCGGTTATTACGATTTCGACAAACTTTCCCGCAATGTCCGCCGAATCGACCGCGACTTCGACACTTCCGTCGTTAACGACCCCGAAGACTTGGGACAGTTTCGCGGACCGGACGCGGGGCGCAAGATCAAACGAAACCGAATCGACCCGTATCGACGACGGCGCGTCGACGTAATCGTCCCCAAGTGCCGTTTTCGTTTTGATTGTATACGCGAAGGGCATTTACTGGACCCGCTTTATTTCCAGTCGCATTGTTAACCGCCAATTCCCCGCGACGGTTCCCGACAGGACGACCCGTTGCGGGACTTCGATATCGATCCCGAACAGGAAAACGGGATATTGTGCGGCGTTGTTGACGTCGCGAATCAAAACCGTCCGACCGATTAACCCCTTTGCGCCAGCGATCCAACCGTTCAGTTGTTGCAAGTTTTGAAAAAAACGATGTGCGGTTACGGTCTTCCGGATTCCCTTTTTTCCGATCAAAAGGAACGTGTCCCCGTCGACCCCTTTCCGCGAATGGTCTTCGGCGCGCATGGCAAAAAGACCCGCGGTTCCGTCGATTTGTTGGAAAGTCAATCGGACTTGAGGGGGCAGGGCCATTGTTAACTATTCCGGTTTTGTGCGTTTCGCTTTTTTCTTATCGGACGACGGGACGGTCGTCGTCGTTCCGCAACCCGGACAACGATAGACCGTCGCGGTCGCCGACGCGGCGGTTATTTGCAGTTCTACTTTTTCGCATTTTTCGCATTTCATGGTTTCCCTCTGGTTTCGTTATAGGTCGTTCGCATCGATCGGAACGGTTCCGACGGTCGTCGGCGTCGTCGTTGTTACAATGTCGGACGTCGTCACGCCGTCCGCGGCGGCGTTTGGCATAGCGCCGATAATTCCTATTCCCACTCTTGTAAGTTCCTCAAGTGCCGCACGTAATCTTTCGTCCCGGTCTTTTCCGATACCTTCCAAACTAAGTTTTGTAATATCCGCTTGTGTGTGACCTTGCAACAATAACGCTTCCGTTTCCGCGCGGCTGATTCCCCTTTCGGGCGCGATTAGATTATGTCGCGCCATTACCTTAAAAAGTTCTTCGGGATTTCCGGTCGCGGCGGCGTCCTTTATATCGTCGCGGATTGCGTCGGTCCGTTCCCACTCTTCCCTAGAACTACGGGGCGAAAATTTATGTATCCCAAGCGCGCGACTTTCTTCGCCTTCCAAAAGACGTCGCGCCAAATGTTCCGTCACTTGCGCCCGTCCGAATTCTTTAATTTCTTCCCCGCTTCGGTCTTGTCTAACGTCTTGCCATCTTCGTATCCTATGACGTTGGCCAAGAAACCCCAGCGAGTCGCCTTCGAAGGATGATATTTTATGCGTCTTTCGAAGGGATTCTATTTCCGCCATAGCCCTCGCGCGGATACCTTCCCGCGTCATATCTTCGAACGTTTCGGATTCCTCCGCGAGTTGTTCCTGTAAAGAAAGCTGGGCAGCGGCGGCCGGTGCAGTTTTTAAAAATTTTTCTTGGAAGTCGTCCCCAACATCAGAATCGGGGCGGGTATCGGTGATCGCCGTCATTGTTTCTTGAAATCGACCCAATTTCGCGACTAACTGTTGTATTAGACCGACCGCCGCAATATCGCCGCCGCCTTCGGACAGTGCTTTAATGACCGCGCCAGGGTTTTCGAATTCGTCCGCGCGAATGCGTTCGACTATATTTACAAGTCGGTCCAAACCGTTGTCCCCGACCATTTGGATTTCTTTCCCGTCGACCTTTAACGGGCGCGTCATCATTCGCGTAAGCAACCCCGAAACAGTCGACGCCGTCGGCTTGCCGGTTACGTCCCCGGTTTCAGCGGTTCCGAAGGCGAATAACGACAATAGTTCCGTCAGCGTGTTACCCGTCGCCACGCCTTCCGCGCCCGTTAACCTTATCATTGCGGCGGACAGTTCCGAAATGTCGCCCCCAGCGCGCGACCCCGCGAAAAGCATTGTTTTAAACGCTTGGTCTATAGTTAATTCCCCGCCTTGACGTTGCGCGGATTCCTGTAATTTAATCGCCATTCCGGCGAACGACGCCATATCGATATCGGGGTCGAGTGCCTTTAATTTCGCCGCGGTTCTAATTGCCTGCATTTGTGATTCGGGCGAAGCGCCAGGGGTTTGTCCGCGAAGGGCCATAAGGGCGGAAAATGCAGCCGCGCCCCCCCCCGCCCCTAACGGTTTTCCGGCTTCGCGCGCGTCTGCCTTAAATTTGGAAATATCCGCCGCGGACGTTTGCGGGTTGTTAACGATAAATTTCGCGACAACGGAGTTTAGTGTCGCTTGCGCCGTGAACGCGCCCGTATCGATCGCCTTCAAGCGATCGAATTCGGTTCGGATTAATCGAACGGACGCGGCGATCGCCGCCGCCGCCGTTCCAATCCCGACCAGCGATCCGCCAACCTTGGAAAATCCCGACAGCATAGACGACGACGCCGCTTTCCCGTCGCGCCCGGTCTTTTTCATTGCGCGACTAACCCCCGCAGCCTCTAACGCGACTTTCCGTTCCGCCGCCGATAATCGCAATAAGGAGTCCGCCGCCGCCTTCGCGCCGGGGGTGGAAACTTGGATTTTAATCTTCGCCAATGTTCACGCCCCCACCATTTTTACGCCAGGTCCATACGTCCCGCAAATTCGAGAACAGTGATGATCCGCCAATCAGCAAAAGAGAATTGTCGGTCCCCGTCGTCGGGTCGGTCGCCGTCGCGTCCGGAATCCATTCGCCGAATATATTTTCTTCGGGCGTAATGTCGGGCGCGACGGCATCCGAAAAAGGGTCCGCGCGCATTCCTTCGGATAGTTGCAGTAAATTATCGACGTCCACGAACGCGTGGAAAATCTTCCCCCAGGCGTCCGCGTTTAAGCATTCAAAAACGGAAATTTCGAACGGGGTAACGTCATAGTTTAAGCAAATCACACGCGCGCAAATGTCGCGCAGTTCGTCGTCGTCGATATCGACGTCGTCCGTCCCGGTCGCGACCGTCGACAAAATGATTTCGGCGTACTTTTCAACTTGTTCGGAAAGTTGCCGCCAATCTTCCGCGACGCGTTTTTTCCAGCGACATTTATTCGCCTTTTCGTCCCAGGCGAAAAATTCGGTTCTTTCTAGGGAACAAGTTGGAAGAAGTGGGTTGGCGACGGGTATCCGCCAAACCTTACCGTCGCCAAGTTCGACGTCGTATCCGCCGGGTAAAAACTGCGGACGCGCGACGTCGTCGGGGCCGCAGACATTAAACGTCCCAATCCAAACGCCGTCGTCGACCCGGACCCAATTCTGTAGACCGGCGGCATACCGTAACGCGCCGTATTGGACTTCCGGCGTCCCGGCAAAAGGCGACGCCAATAACCCGGACCCCGTTCCCGGTCCGTCGGAATTGCGCGCAATCATGCGGCGTTCGAAACGCCAATCCCAACCATCCGGAATGTCGTTCGCCCCGGAAAACCAATAAAGGACCGGAAGCGGTTTCGCGACAAGGTCGGACATTATGAAACCTGGTCGAATGTTATCGACGTCCGCGCGCCGTCGAGTCCGCGTAGGATATGACAGTTACCCAAAACGACGTCGAACGTCGCGGACGCGTTAACATCGGTGATTCGCAACGTTACCGACGCTTCCGTTCCGCCTTCGATTCCGTCTTTCGTTAGAAAATCCCCGTCCAATAGTCGCGCGGACCCCGACAGGTTAAGCGCCGAATAATACAGATAAGACGGTTTGTGGACCCCGTCGTCTTCGACGGTGTGTGTCCAACTAACGTCGGCGGATTCGACCGCGGTGATTGTGTCGCCCCCAAGGATTATATGTGTTATGTAATACGCCTTCGTCAATGTCGCCGCCGACGCGGACGCAACGCCAACCGTGCAGGAATTACCCCCGGCGAAGGTTGCTTCGAATTTACATTGTAACTTTGCGGCGGTTTGTCGATCTGCGGTTAGGCGGACCGGATATATTACCCCTTGCGGAAAGGACACAGATTTGTAGGTCGACGAAAACCCGCCCTGTTGTTCGTAAGCGCGGTGGTATACGTCGACTTTTGTCGTTCCCAACCCCGCGCCGACTTCGGTCCACGCGGTGACGATCGACGGGTCCGAAAAAGTAACGTCGACCGTCGGACGGTTCGCGACGACTTGTCGAAGGTCTTTATTGAGCGCCGCGCCCGACTGCAAATCGTCGAACCTATGGTCGCCGCCGATCGCAACCGAATCAGCTTCGAAACCTTGCGAAGTTGTCCCCAGCAAAAACGCCCAAGGCGCGTATGTCGTTGTTGCAGCCATTCGTTCACTGTCCCCCTAACGCTTCCGCGTTTTTGTGTTTGCGTATACTTTTATTGCTTTATCCGCGACCTTCGCGAAAACCGTTCCTTCGTCGCGACGGATAACTTCCAACGCGGCGCGTTTGTTGGCGACGCCTTCCGGTGAAACTATATACCAGGGGACCGTTAACAGCATTTTACGCGCGTTTAGCGATCCCGCGAACGTCGCGTGTTGTAGCAAAACCATTTGGCGCATTATCCCCGAATCTACCAAAGGTAACAACCGGTTCGGATTCGCGCGACGTTGGTCGAATTCGGATTGTATATCGCGCCGCAGTTGTTCCCATTCGGACCGGGGCGTCGATTCGAACCGCGCCCGAATCGCCGCGGCGCGGTGCGCGGACGCCGCGGTCGACGTCGGCGTTTTTTGATACTGTAACGGGTAAAGAGTGAACGCGCGCGGGGTAAAATGCCGGGGCATAAATCGCCGACGGTGATTGACCAGCGCGGAATCTATCGCCTTCCTCATTTCCTTTTTCGCGCCGCGAAGGTTCGGGCCGGTGTATTGGTAGACCAACGCCATTATTCGGATTTCCGGGAGTTGTTCAATACAAACGCGCGGACGTATGTCGGCAGGGTCGACGGTCGCCACTGGTGCGGTAATTCTTCTTCTGTGATTTGGGCGACCCCGGTAATTTCGAACGCGGATTCCGTCGATAGCATATCCGACAAAATATCGTGCAGTGAATTGTCAAATGTGACCGCGCGTTCCTCGTCTTGTTCGGCGACGACCGCGAAAAAGGCGATCGGGATATCGATCGACAGTTCGTCGACGTAGGACGCAATTCCCAACCCCGGACCCGACCGTCCGCCGAATTCGATAATCGGGTGTCCAATAGCGGCATAAGTCGTCTGTAAATTGTCGTCGAAATTTATAGTGTACGCGTGTATATACGCCTTCGCGGTCGGCGCGGACCCGGTCCCGGTCCACGTTTGGAACGCGTCGGTTCCGGCGACCAATGTCCGCAGTCGATCGACATTTAAGGACCATAGTCCCGAAGGGGCCGGGATCGGCATATCAGTTCCCCCCTATGGTTTTAATCGTCGCGACCTTGCAACGCAATTCGACGACGCCGTCCGCGTCGTCGACCGAAGTAATTTCGACGACCTTCGAATCGGAAACGCGGGTTATTCGCCCCCGGATTCGCGCGACGGATAGGTCCGCCAGTTTCGCAAATACTGTGAAATCTTCAATCGTAACGACGCCGAAACGATCGACCGCGCCTTCGGACGCGCGGTCGATAAAAACCCCGCTAAATTCGACGGTCGAACCGGCAACGCCGGACGGCGGATCGTATTCCAGGGCGACAGCCCAATCGTCGACGATAACCGTCGAATCGTCCGCAAGGTATGTTGCAAAAGTTGCCATAAAAAAACCGGGGGCGAACGGGGGTCGGTTGTCCCCCCGCGCCCCCGGCGACCTTTAGTCGTTGCTTGTCCGCCTACATCAAGTTAAGAGACAGGGAACCGGTTGTCGCGCCAGCAATTTCGACGCTTGTCGATCGACCCGCCAACGTATTCCCGGACGACGTCGTCGTAAATTTCGACGTCGAATCCTTCCAATAGATCGCGGTCCCCTGGTCCCAGGTTTCGCCGGTTGTTTTTGCAACATCCTTAAAACGCCCCAGTACCATAACCGGACCCGTTGCGGACGCGGCGATATCGTTAACCGCGCAACCAATAACGCCGGAGATTTTCACAAAATCCCCCGACGAAACCGCAGTTACGCCGTTAATGTAATCGAATGTGTCGCCGGATTTTTCGTAGTTTTTCATGTTACGGATTCCCCCGTTTTTTGTTTAGGTTTATTAATTAACGTGCTTCGCAGCGCCGCGATAATCGATCGCCGCCGCGGCGACGTCGCCAGCGACCTTGAAACGAACGCCGTCGACGGCGAATCCGGTTTCTTGTTCCAGCCGCGGGGCGTCGTTGCCGTCCAGGAAACGGACTTCGACGACCGGCGCGTCCGACGGATTCGCGAATGCAAAGGTAAGATTTGCAGCCGCCCCCGTTAGCGTCGTATTTTCGATTTCCGGTTCGGCGACCAGCGTTATCCCCATTTGGGCAATATCGACCGCGCGATTGTTGTCGGCGCGGTCGGTTTCCGCCAACGCTTGAATGTAATAGTTCTTCAAGGTCGGACCCGTGACGATAACCGCAGGCGACAGGTTCAAATAAGACGCGCCGTCGACGTCCGTTTGTTGCATCATAAGCAATTCAAGCGCCCGAATAACCGCTTCGGCGGTCGCCTTTGTCGTTACCGCAGTCGTTGCCGCGTCTAGGTTATTGTGCGACGCGTGGAACAGCGCGACCGTGTCCGTTAGTGCCGAATTCGACAATAGGACTTGGACCGCGAGTTGGTTAATAGTCCGCGCCCAGGCGCGCCCATGCATTGTCGGAATACGATCGAATGCGGACAGGTCGTCGTTAACGATTGCCTGTCGCGTTATCGAAAGAATTTTTCCGTAGGTCTTTAACTGGATTGATTCCTTTTCTTCGCTTGCCGCGTAGGCTGGGAATTCCGCGCCTTCGGGGACTTCGGACATAACCCCGGATTCGGACAGCGCCGCAACGCTTGCCGTTTTGAAGTCCGACGCCGAACCGCGCGCGGTCCAGGTCGACCATTGAACCGGGGAACTATCATACGCGGCCCGAAGTGTTTTCGCGATTGAATTTTCCAGGATATACGGAAAGTCGCCCGTCGCAGTAAAAGCGCGACCAACAATTTCCTGTCGCGATCCGGTCGTCGATAGACCGGCATTCCGGACGCAGGATTCCGCAAGGTCGAACAGCGAACGACAATCGACTTTAGCGGCGCGGTGTTCGTCTTCGTCGGACAGGGTCCGCCCGGTACGCTTTTGGATTTTCGCGATCATGTTCGCGCGACGGTGATCCGCTTCGTCTACGCGGATCGTTGCCGACGGTTTGTCGTTGGTCGCCAGGACGTCCAACATTTTGGCGCGAGCGACGTCGACGGTTACGTCGGACGAAACGCATTCGTCGCGGACCGTCGCCATTCCCGGCATTGTGTCGAACGGCGCGAACGCGGCGCGAATGTCGCGGATTCGACCGCGTTCGTCGGCGACTGCGGCGTTTTTGATTGCGCCGGTATCGATAACCGCAGCCGTCGGAAGTGCCGGTGTCGTTTCGGTTTGATCGTTAGCCGCGCGGAAGGTTACAACGTCCGCGGGGGACATATCCGGATCAATTCCCGCGCCGGTCGCGAAGGCGCGCGCCAGGTCGCCCGAAAAAGATTCGTCCATGCCGTTGTCGGTTAAAAGTTTGTGAACGTTTGCGTTCATTTTTTCGCCCCTTTGTTTTTGCTTTTGGTGTTGGTTGTCTGTTTTGTGTGCGCGCAGTTGCGCGTCAATGTCTGCCTGTATAGGCGTTAAGGACGCTTCAAATAGCGTCCAAGTCTTAGCGATCCGCAACGGTACGTCCCCGGCGGAAAATTCCCGACCGGCAATCGTCGCCGATTCGCCGGGTTCGACGAATGAGATTGCGCGTTCTTCGTATCCGATAGAAACCCCGGACAGGTGTCCTTCGGTTACCAGGGTCCACGCGTCGTCGGCGGTCGTCGAAAACGTAATCCGCCCGATAAGTTGGTCCCCGAAGACCCGGATATGATCGACCGACCCTAATTGGAATTCGGTTCCTTCGGACTTGTGCGAATTCAGCAAGGGGACGCGGCCCCCGGCGGCGGCAACGCGGGACAGGTCGACGCCGGACATAATAGTTAAATCGTCGACAGGTTCCCAGCGCGTCGAATCGAACATTCGGACCGCGCGTTCGGTCGCCAGGACCGCGTCGACGGTTCGCGTTTCAGTGTCCAACGTGGACGGACGCAACGGCGCGTCCGCGCGGTAATTTAAAACCCCGACGGCGTCGGCGGTTCGCGCCGGGACGACATGAATCGTCGCGGTTTGTTTCGCGCGCGCAATCTGTCGGCGACGGGCGCGACGTTTTTCGGATTTGGTTTTCGGCATTTGTTCCCCCGTTTAACTAATTAGACGCAACGCTTCGTCCGCGCGTTGTTCTTCTTCGGTATCGTCCGCGATTATTACGGTGGCGTCCGGGTCGATGCCCTGTAACTTCGGGTGGACGCTCAAGTCGAGCGCCGACGCGAAGTCGATTTCGTCGCGGACTTGTTCCAGGTATTCGCGCCAGTTGCCCCCCTTACTTTCGACTTGTTCCTTTATTGTCGAAATCCCGTTGTCTATCGCCATAATCGCGGCGCGCGTGTCTTGCAAAGGATTAACCCCGCCAATCGATCGGGGTCGCGAATACGCCGCCGCGTAGGGATAAGCCGCCGCGGGGGGTTGGGGGATTGCGCCGACGGCGATCGCGGAGTCGATAAATTCCCGGTGGACAGGACGGGACAAACGATTAACCGCGAACGAATGCGTCCAGTCTAGGCGGCGGCGCGTGTTTTGGTCCGATAATCGACCCCCGGCGAAATTTGTCCGTTCGTAATCGCCGGACAATCGTTCGTAGGAAATGCCGATTCCGATAGCGATCGACCGCAGGACAAGACGCGTTAACGCGTCCAGGTCGTTAGATTGGGACGGGTTGTGCGAATGTACTTCGCCTTCCCCGGCGTTGTGGATCGCGCCCGGTTCCAGGAATCCCAAAACGTCCCCCGCCGCGTTCGTCGAATCCGCCCCGGACGCGACCGCGTTTCCGATTAGCGAAGGCGTCCGCGCGCCGGGTTTCCGACTGATAACAAGCGCAATCGCTTGTTGTACCTTGCGCGATACAAGCGCGTATTCTTTGACTTCGCGCAAATAGGAAAGGTCCGGGATTATCGGCGCGAACCATGTAATCCCCCGAAACATTCCGGGCATATCCATTCTAAACGAATGAATCATATCCGCCGCCGGTATGCGTTGGATTTTCGTCCGCGCCAATCCCGTTTCTACATGATAGGCGACGCGGCGTCCGGTCTTGTCGAATTCGATTCCCGAAATTACGTCGTTACCGGACGCGGGGGTCGAACGATATTCCGCCAGTTGTGCGGGTTGGATGAATTCGTAGGCCAAGGGCAAAACGCGACGACCCGCGCGGAAGTCGTCGACCAGTTGTCGACGGTGTAAAAACGCTTCCCCTTCGACGACGACTTCCGAAAACCATAGCGCCGACATTTCGTCAAAACCGACCGCCCCGGTCGCGTCCGCTTCGTCGTTCCAGCGGTCCCGCAAATCGCCGACCGCGGCGTTTTGTAATTGATTCGCAGTTGTCGACGTCGGGTCCGAACCGGACCGATAAGATATTTTCGGGGCGACCGTGATCCCAGTTCCGACCGTCCCGTCGACTAAGGCATTCGCGGCGGCGCGCGCGTATGCGTCGTTAGCCACAAGCCAGCGCGCGCGTTGGGCGGACTTCCGTCCGTCGGATTCGAAAATATCGTGATTCGACGACGTCGCGATTTTACCCCAGCCGCCCGTTAATCGATTATCGACGGCGGAGTCCAGGTAGCGCCGGAAATTTATCCGCGACGACGCGCGTTTGTGGACCGTGTCGACAAACCCCAGGCGTAAAAGTAGCCGGTCGAATCGGGTTAAGTCGGCGGTCGTCATATCATGCACTGATCCCGCGCGTCGAAACAAGGTAAGTCCCGCCGGACGCGGCGTCGGTTAGTTCGTCGATTCTAAGTTGTAGTTCTTCTTCGGCGTCCAGTAATGACGAATATTCCTTCGACATTGGTCCGAAGTCTTGATAGGTCGTCGACGCCACACCAAAACCGCGACTATATGATTTTAGTCGAATCATTTTCGGGTATTCGACTTCAATTTCCGCGATTCGCGCTTGGACCTTCGCCAGTTTCGCGGACAGGATGTCGGACAATGCCATTCCGTACAATCCGACCGGATTCCCGGATCGCCAGTTCCGCAAGGTCGAATGTTTTCGCGTTGCGAAATATTCCCGCGGATAATAGACAAAAAAGCGCCGGGAAGCCGTTTTAAGGGGTTTCCCGGCGCTTTTAGGGGTTGGGGGCGGTATTAGGTCCGCCCGGACCGTCGGGGGGGCGCTACCAGCGCGCGTCGGGGGTCGCCGCAGCGATCGCGCGTTCGATCATTGCCAACCGGTCCGCCGGGGACGAAACGCAATCGATCGCAATTTGGCAATCGCGGACCGTGTCCAGGGCGACGCGGATTCCCGCGGACAGGTTTCCGACCCCGGCGGATTGCGCCGCGGCGACTTGTTCCGCGGTTAGTCGGATTTGGACAAGCTGTTTTTTCATTTTTCGGTCCGGTTAGGGGTCGGGGGTTCAGGGCGGACGGATTCGTCGTCTGTGAAAAACGTCGCGATCGATCCAAGGCCGAAGACGACGAAGACAGTTACGAGGACAAATATTTCCATTTTTTTGGTCCGGTTGTGATCGGGGGCGGGGGTCCGCCCCCGGTCGGGTTGTGGATTGTAATACTATACCGCGCCGGGGGCGCGGGGTACGTCGACGGGGCGGGTTGTTGTTGGGGGGGGTTGGGGTTACTGTTGTCCCGTTGTGGGCGGGGGGCGGCGATCTGCGTCGTCGACCCCCGAATCGCCCCCGTCCGACTTATAACGGACGGGGGCGTTTTTTTGCCGGTTATGCGTCGACGTAATCGTCCGCGATTGTCCATAGACCCCGGTTGATTTTTTCGGCGCGAACGATCGACGTAACCGGACGCGTCCGGGTCTTCCGGATTGCGACCGGCGTCCCGTCGGCGCGAACCGTTTTCGTCCGCCGACGGTCGCGAAATTCGGACGTCCCCGCAACGCCTTCGATCCCGCCGCGGATTATATTTTCTTGGATCACATTATAGACCGTCCAAAGGTCCGACCCGTCGTCTTCTTCGCGCCGGGGGTCCAGTAACTTTTCCGGGGGGATCGGTGACGGGTTGCGGTTATCATGCCAGCGCAACGCCGCAGCGCGAACCGCGAAATCGATTCGGTCGGCGTCGGATAATTGCGTCGCCCGAAACGAACGAAGACGACGACCGATTTTCGGCGCGCGGTCGGCGACGTCTTGAGCCGCCGCGATCACGTTATCGGCGTCAATTGACGAATGCCGAAGACGGAAAAAGTCCGCGTCGTAATCCGCAACGACTAATCCATTCGCGCAGGCGTAACGATACAGGCCAAACGCCAGGGAAAGACGCGACGTCCAATCGTGCGAATTCGTTAACAACAATTGCGGGGCGACTTCGTCCGGGTCGTCCATTTTCAAGTCCGAATGGATTAACCGGACGATATGTCGAGCGACGCCGGAATGATTTCGGACGGGGGTCCGATCACTTCCCCAGGCGACGTCCCGCGGACTTGCTTCGCCAGCGTCGACCGCGCGCCAACCGGCCCGGACTAATTCCGCCAAAATAAGGTCGGTCCGAACGAACGAATATTTTCCGGACACATGGTCCGCCGGACCCGTCGCGTAGATCGACGGGGCGCAAGCGCGCAAATCCGACGCCGACATTTCCTGCAAGTTTTGAGTGAGCATTACCATTTTTTTTGTTCCCAATGTTTCGACCGGGGTCGGGGGGCGATCCCCCCCGGTCGGGTTGTTGTTTATTTGAAAAGCGCGGAGTTTTTCCGGTCGTATGGATCGGTCCGAATCGCGCCACGGCGGAAGAGATAATCCGGATCGACCGCAATTTCCCGGACGATCGCCGAAACCGTCGCCGCGATCGCCGGGGGAATCCGGGGGTCGATCATTATCGCCGAACAAACGTCTTCGGCGTCGATGTACGGACCGCGATAGTCGCGGTCGCCGGGGACCGGGGTCCGGATTTTTATTTCCGCGGGGGGTTCCCCGGACCCGGCAACGATCGAAACGACGTCCATAACCGCCGACGCGATTCGATAGTCGATCGCATCGAGCACATCGACTAATTTTCCGACCATTCCCGGAAGGGGGTCGGAAGCCGGGTTGTCCAGCCCGTAAGGGACTTCCGGGGGGGCCGCCGGGGGCGCGACGGGCGCGACGGATTCGTCGGCGGGGAATTCCCCAAGGGGTAGACGCGCCAATCCTTTCGCGGCGCGCGCGGCGTTTGTTTCAGTATAGCGCGCGACGACCGCCGATTTCTTCGACGTCCACGCGCGGCGACGACCGCGACGATTCGCCCAAAACGACCCGTCCGGGTTTTGGATCGAAAAGATCGTCGCGCCAGGGCGACCGGTTACGGGATTCGCCGCCGTCGTCGATACTGCGACGACCAAGGCGAACGGACTATTTTCGGGGGTTGCGGGGGCGGGGGTCGTCATGGTCTGCGGTCCTTTGTTGGGGTTGTGGGGTCCAGGGGCGGGGGTCCGCCCCCGGTCGGGGTTGTTGTTTTCGATTGTCGGCGTCGTTGTCATATAGGTATAATAGACATTTCCAACCAACATACAACCCGCGGCGCAACTATTCGCGAAGGGGGGGGGACCGGGTCCGGGGATTGTTTTATATCTTATGCCGTCAAAATGTGACGACCTTACACTGGTAACCGCGCCCCGTCATTTCGTCGAACAGTGCGCGTTGTTGCGTTTCGGAATCGACCGCGATTTCCACCGAATACGATAGCGCCGGGGGGTCCGGGTCCGGGTCCGGGTCCGGTCCAGGTGCGACGATTTCCAGCAACGCGGCATATTCCACCGGGTCGAAACCGGCGGACGCCAATTCGCCGACATCGAAGTCCCGCAGGATATCGGCGACCGCCGCGTCGTCGAATTCCGACAGGTCCGTCGTCCGGTTGTCGGCGATCGCCAGCGCCGCGCGTCGCCGGTCGTCGGTCCCCAGGTCCGTCCGCCGGACCGCGATCAATTCCGACCCGTCGGAATCAATAACCCGGATCGGAATCCCAAGGTCCGTTGCTTGTTCGACCGCGCAATTCCCCGCGATTATAACGTCGTCGTTATCTAATAATACCGATCGACCCGCGCCGGAGTCGCGCAACGACGCCCGTACCGCGGATTTGTTTCGGTCGGAATGCGTTCGCGCGTTGCGCGGGTCCGGCGTCGGGGGCGTCGTCATGGTCTTTTTCCGGGGGGGCATTATTTACCTTCCTTTGTTGCGGTGTTTCCGGTGAACTCTTCCCAGCGTTTTATAATGACGTCGCAGTAATGCGGGTCGATTTCCATTCCGAAACATTTCCGATCGGTCTTTTCGCAACCGACCAATGTCGCACCGGAACCTAGAAAGGGGTCGACGACATTGGTCCCCTTATACCGATCGAAAAACCATAGAACTAAACGCACGGGCTTTTGCGTCGGGTGCAATCTCTTCTGATCGAATTCCGAGTCCATTCCGAACATTCCCGCCCATTTTATCCGCGCTATATCGCGTTTATGTTTCTTTTTAGACCAACATAATTCGAAACAACTTCCATACATTTTGTCCGCGCTTTCCGTTAACCGTTTATCCCAAACAACCCAAGCGCCCCCCGGCGGCAAATGGTCGGAATAGTAGTCGCAACCGAACCAAAACTGTTCGTCGCAATACTGAAAATAGTCGAAGAAAAAGGTCGGGTCGAACGGACTATCGTCGCCGATTACATTGTCGTATTTGTTGCCGCCCTTATGATAGCTCCGTTCACCGTTGCGGGGAAGTCGCGACTTCATTCCGCTGAAATCGGCGTCTAAATTCATTCCGTAGGGGGGGTCTGTAAAAACGATATCCGCCTTCCGTCCGTCCATAAGTCGATCGATGTCGTCGCGATCTGTCGCGTCGCCGCATAATAACCGGTGTCCGCCCAACAACCATAAATCGCCGCGGACGACGGTCGGGGTTTCAGTCGATTCCGGGACGTCGTCGTCGTCGATTAACCCGACCTTCGGGTCCGGGTCGACGGTTTCCAATAACGCGGCATATTCCACCGGGTCGAACCCCGCCGACGCCAGTTCATCCGGGGCGAAGTCCCGCAGGATATCGGCGACGACCGCGTCGTCGAATTCCGAAAGGTCCGTCGTCCGGTTGTCTGCGATCGCCAGCGCCGCGCGTCGCCGGTCGTCGGTCCCCAGGTCCGTCCGCCGGACCGCGATTAGTTCCGACCCGTCGGAATCAATAACCCGGATTGGAATCCCCAGGTCCGTTGCCTGTTCGACCGCACAATTCCCCGCGATTATAACGTCGTCGTTATCCAACAATACCGATCGACCCGCGCCGGAGTCGCGCAACGACGCCCGGACGGCGGATTTGTTTCGGTCGGAGTGTCGTCGGGCGTTACGCGGGTCCGGCGTCGGGGTCGTTAGCTTTTTTTTCCGGGGCATTATTTGCCCCCCTTATTCGTCAACGTCGCGGCGACCGCGTGGACTTCGATCGGACGGACTTCTGTCCACTGCAAAAGACAAACCCGACAACGGAAATAATGTCGGCGGTTCTGTTCGTTGATTCGGGGGGACGAATAGTTATGGACGACCTTTAACCCCTTATTCAGTTCGCCCGAATGTCCGCGGGGGCAAGTGTGCGGGGGGGGCGCGTCCCGACGCGGGACCGCGTCCCGTGTCGGGGGCGGATCGTCGGGGGCGAAATCTTCGACAACGGACCCCGGTCGGCGGCGGTACATTATGCCGTCCGATTCGATCGTTAGGACGTCCCCGACTTCGACGACGACCCCCGTTTTTTTTGCCGGTCCCGCGTTAAATTTTACGGTCGTTCCAGTCTGCATTATTTGCCCCCTTCGTTTAGCGTTTCGTCTGTTTGCCGGTGAACGGATTAATCATTACTGGCGACCGCGGCGTTTCCGCGACCGGCGCGTCCGGTAACGACGGGTCCGGCGGCGGTTCCGGTTGTGTCTGTTGCTCTTGTTCCCAGTATGCCGCAACGTCGAAAACGTCGCGCATTATTATTTGCATTTTCTCGCAGTCTAACGCGTGATTGTGTCGCGCGACTTGTTGCCATTTCGTCGAAAGTTGGTTGCCTTTTTCGATTGTTATTCGTTGTTCCGCGATCATTTGTTGGCAATATTCCGCCGATATTTTTTCTTCCAACCCCATATATCCGGGCGCGCCGGGGGTAACGCGTAGCCAGGACGCGAATTTATCCATATATTGTTGGTGATTATATGCGAGGCTTTGCAGCGCCCCCTCTAAATTCCGCCCCGACGCGGGGTCCGGCGTTACGATTTTCGTCGTCCATCGATATAATTCCCGTAAAGTATCCGTTCCGAATGCAGGGTAGGCGCGACCTTCCCATTTCATACACCACTGCAAGACCTCTTGTGTTCGATATCGTCCGTCGATCATTGCCATATCGACGCCGATTTTCCGGTCGTCGTCGGCGCCGATTGTCCAAGTCCGATTCATTAACGGATCGAGCGAATCCAGTTCGGCGCGGACCGTTCCTTCTTCGATTCCGAACGACGTTGTATCGGTCGCCCAGGCGCGAAGGCGATAACGAATGTTGGCGTCGTGGACGTCGGCGGTTAAGAAGACAAACCGAACGGACGACGGGACGGTCCCGGCCAAGTGTCCGGGGATAATATGCGAACGGATTCCGCCGACGTCGATCGGATCGGTTACGCGGACTTCGTAAGGAACCGCACAATCGGAATTCAAAAAGTCTTGTCGGTCGTCTTCGCTTTTTTCGGCCGCGTCCATTTTAACCGCCAGGTCGCCAATAGTCGACCATTGCGAACAAATCGAAGGCAGCCAACAACCGTACCCCGAAGCGTCCGGAAACCGCGCGCGCCATTCCCCCAGCGCGACCGCGTCGTTTAGTTGTTGATCGGTCCAGCGCGCGACGCAATCGGCGACCGAACATTCAAAATACGCCGCCGACGAGATCGATTCCGGATCGGTCGCGTCCGGGTCGAAATGTACCCCCCCGGCCCCGCAGTTGTCAACGTCGAACCAACGCGCGACTTCCGCCGACGGGTACGGGACTTGGAAAACGCCGCAGTCCGGGCAGGGTATCCAATATTGGTTTTGGGTCGACGTCGAAAATTGCTTCCAACCCGCCTTGGATTCCGTTACGGGGGTCGTCGTTATTAACCCGCGCGCCGCGTTTTCGTAAGTCCGCGTCCGTCGCCAGGACAAGTTAACCGGGTCGGTTTCGTCGCCGGACGACTTGGGAAATTTCGCAGCTTCGTCTAAAAACAAATATCGAATCGCTTCCGCCGCCAACATCGTAGGCGACCCCGCCCAGGCTAATTTAATAGAACAAGACTTTAACCGGAAATAGTGTTTTTGGAGGTCGAACCGGCGCCCGGTAAGTTGGGCCGACATACAGTCTTCAATCATTGGGCGCAAATGGTCCGTAGATCGGCGGTCGCACGTCGTCATATTAGGGTAAACAATCAACGTCGGACCCGGACGCGTCGCGGCGTTATATGCCATTATTGCTTGTAAGCCCAAGGTCTTCCCGCATTGCGCGCCGAAAATCCAAACGTTTTCACGATAGCGACGATACCCCCAAAGGGGGCCGCCAACCCCCCGCATATACGGCGAATGCGTCCAATCTAACTTCCCCGGTCGCGCCGTGACGCGGTCCGATAAGGTAATATTCTTTTCCGCCCAATCGTATACTTCCAGGTCGGGAGGGGGCGACAGCATTTCCGCCGCAGTGTCCACAATCGCCGCGACTTTTTGGGCGGTTCGGATCATTCGTCCCGCCCGTCGTTATCGGCGTCCCGGTCGGAATAGTCGCGCGACGGGGGCGACAGTAGTTCCGCGACGCCGTCGCGCATTCGTTCGCGCATTCGCCGAACCGCCGTCCGAATACGGTCGCGGACGTAATCCGCGGGGCGGTCGGCTAATTGCGACGACAGGTTTTCAAACTGTTCGAGTTCCGCGATTAGTACCGCGAAAATCGATTGGACCGTTTCGATTACGTCGTCTATCGGACGATAAACGCCGCGGTCCGCGAGTATTTTCGGAAGGTCTTTTTCGAGTCTGCGAATCCGTTCGACCGTGTCCAGCCAATTCGCTTGATAGACGCGTTGTTCCCCCGCCCCGGCGCGGTCTTGGACAGCGCGCGCCCACTGCGAGTATTGGACCCGTTGCGCTTGTTTCATCCGAAACAAAATCATTTCGATATCGTCCGTTTCGGGGACCGGCGTCGCGGACGTTTCGACCGTCGGCGCGACCGTCGCCGGTGCCGGTTTCGGGATCGTCGCGGCGACCCGCGCGATTGCGCGCGAACCGCGTTCGTTAGTCATAATCCAAGCCCGGACCGCGTCCAGGTCGAAGACATTCGTCCAACCGTTCGACGCTTTCGTAAACGGAAGTCCGCGTTTTTGGAGTTGATACAGCGACGCGGCGCGGATATCCAACGCGGCGCAAATTTCGCGGGTCGTCATAATTTCAACCGGGGCGGGATCGAAAAAGGGGGACCACTAGGCCCCCCGGATAAAAAAAAAATACACGTTTTTTCGAAGGTGTGTGCAACCAACCCAATCCCGCGCGTCGGGTAGTACCTTTTCTTCCCGGACCGCCGGGGCGGGGCAGGGGGGCGCAGATAGGGCAAGGAACGACAGAAAGGGGGCGTAACGGTGAACAGTGCCGGAAGGCGGCACAATCCCCGGACCCCGGACGCGGTTCGGCGGCAATCCCCCCCCCCGCTTGTTTTATCGATCCGCGGTCCGGCTCCGGTCGTTTTTGATCCGCCCCGGTTTGTTTTCGCGCCAGGGGGGGCGGACCCCCCGACCCGGAAGACCCCGGACCCCGAAGGCCCGGAAGGCCCGGAAGGCCCGGAAGACCCGGAAGACCCCCCGACCCGGAAGACCCCCCGACCCGGAAGACCCGGTCCCCGAAGAGCCCGAAGACCCCGGACCCGGAAGACCCGGTCCCCGAAGACCCCGAAGACCCCGGACCCGGAAGACCCCCCGACCCGGAAGACCCGGTCCCCGAAGACCCCCCGCCCCGGTCCCCGACGGTCCGCCGCAGCGATCCCCCCCCCGCTTGTTTTTGACGGTTCCCCAGGCGCGAAAACGATTTCGTATAGATACCCGGCGACCGACGCAATAAGCGCGCCGACGATCGCCCCGAATGTAAAGTCGACAAGGTTCATCAAACCCCCGGCTTAAGTCGGCAACATTCGACCGCGTCCGCGCGGGTTTGGTGCGGGGTTCCGCAGGAACAGGACCAGTACGCGACCCGTTCCGCCGACGAGCAACATTGCGTAGAGCGGGAACGCGATTCCGTAAATTTCCCGCAGCAACTACACCGAAACCGCCAGCATTTAACAGGGTTCATAGAATACCCCCGGTGCGTCGAACGATACGGTAACGACGGCGTCGGTCCGTTCGATCCGGTCGTCGTGATTGTTGTCGAGCAAATACAAAACGTCGGACGCGATCGATTCGCCGTCGACAAAAATTTCCGGCGTTCCGTCCGGCGTTTCGGAAATTTTCATGGTCCCGCGATATTCCAAGACTATTCGTTTCATCGGTCAACCCGTTTCATAGGTCGACCCGATTCGCCGATCGTCCGGACCGGGTCCGTTTTTTCCGTTGCCGTTGCCGCAGTCGCGAACGACTTCGCCAAATTGCGATCGGGTCGCGACGGTTCGGGCGCGGTGGACAGGCCGGGGGCGATCTGCGAACGAATGTCGGCGGAGTCGGTCCCGGCGTCCAGTTGTCCGACCGCCCAGGTTGCCCAATCCGTCCCCATTCGATACGCGTCCGCGATTATTGCCAGCGCGCCCGGACGGACCGCGACCGATAATCGTCCGGGGTCGGTTATCCACGCCGCCAGCGCAGCGCCCCCGGATTCGAACGCGGATAGTATGGTTTCTACTTCGCCGGGTGTCGCCGACGTTTTGTCGCGGGTTGTTTCGCGTTGTCGATTACTGTCCGCGACGACCCGCGCGGTTTGCTTTGCAACGATCCGGGACAGGGACCGTTTTATATCGTGGATC